CATTGAATACGACATCAATGGCTTCCTGATCTTTACTCCGCATCACCTCGCAATTATGACTGATCAGGGTAAGGGAGCCATCCCGGCTCTAGTGCTTCCGATTGGTCGTGTCAAGACTGCAGTGCTGGCCTCTCTCCTTGATGAAGACGAGAGTGGCGAGTTGCCCTTCGGCTAATGGCTTTTAAGAGCGGCTTCGAGCGTACCGTAGCCGCTAACCTCAGCTCGCGTGGGTTGGTATGGAAGTACGAGCCCACGCAAGTTCATTACATCTTGGATCATGATTATAATCCTGACTTCTTCTTTCCCGAACATGGCTTTTATGTTGAGACTAAAGGTAAACTGATATATGAGGACCGACGTAAACACCTCGCGGTAAAGAAACAACACCCGGAACTAGATGTGCGTTTCTGTTTCATGGAAGCGCACCGTAAGATGCCGGGAACAAAGTCCACTCACGCCCAATGGGCAGACCGTAATGGTTTCCTGTGGTGTGATAAAGAAATCCCGGAGGAGTGGTTCAAATGACTGACTCTAAAATCCTTATCATCGACATCGAATGGGCACCTGCTACAGCTTATGTCTGGAAGATGTTCGATGAGAATATCTCACCGGCTCAGTTGATCGATGCTGGTGGTCTTCTTTGCTTCTGTGCTCACTGGCTCGGTACTAACGAGTACGTCTTCATGTCTGAATGGGAAGATGGTAAGCATGAGATGGCTGTAGTTCTACGGCAACTTCTAGACCATGCCGAAGCGGTTGTTACCTATAATGGTAATCGTTACGATTTGCCCAAGATCAGGGGTCACTTGATGCTTGAAGGTCTGCAACCATTTGCTCCGCCGACATCGATTGACTTGATCAAGACAGTTAAGTCCCTTGGGTTTGTCATGAACCGTCTTGCGTACATCGGCCCATTACTCGGTGTCGGTGAGAAGATGAAGCATGAAGGCTTTCAACTTTGGCGGTCTGTCCTCGAAGGTGACGAGAAGGCCCGGAAGCGTATGAAGAAGTACTGCATCCAAGACGTTAAGGTCACTACTCGTTTGTACAATCACATCCTGCCATTCATCACTGATCACCCGCACATCGGCGACAACAAGGGTGCCTGTGGTGGTTGTGGGTCTGATCACGTTCAACTTCGTGGCTTTAGGCGTACTAAGTACTTTAAGGTTCAGCGACTTCAATGTCAGGATTGTGGAGCGTGGTCAACTGGTTCACGACATAAGGTCTAAGATGGAAGAGACAGTTCAAGATATTTTCGATTACTGTCGTATTGAAGAGATTAGCGCAGAGAATTTTATAGACCTATTAGAAGAGAATGGCCTAATGATTGTACCAATTGAGGACCCAACGAACTTGAGGTTTGGCATTGAAGACTAAGAAAGACTTCGAGACAGCGTATTATACACTACTGTTTGAGGTAGAGAATCTTAGACGATTTTATGATGAGTGGTACCCTCTTACTCAGGTAATTGAATCGGTTGTAAACCGAAGAGTATCCGAAGAGCTTGCAAGTGAGTAAAGGAGAAGTTAAAGGTGACCCGGCGGAAGGCATTGCTGGCGCTCGAAAAGATGACACAGGAAAGGCTCCTATCTATCGTGGAGTCCTTTCTTACTTCCCGGCAGCAATACGAGGAGTTGCTCTCGTCTCTCAGTTCGGTGCCACTAAATACGCTTGGAACGGATGGCTCCATGTCCCCGATGGCCATGCGCGATACTCTGATGGCCTCCTACGACACCTGGACTACGAAGCAGAAGGAGAAGTTCTGGACCCTGAGTCTGGACTTCATCACGATCTCCACAGCGCTTGGGGAGCCCTCGCGAGGGCAGAACTAAGAATTCGTGCCGAAAAAGCACACACCTAAAACTCAGCGCTGGGCTCATCACAAGTACCGTTATGGTTTAGAGCGTCATGAGTATGAAGAGATGCTCATACGACAGGACAACCGCTGTTATACTTGTGATAAGCTCGGTGGTGATACTAAGGGAACTCGATTACATATAGATCATAATCATCGAACTGGCGAAGTTCGTAAATTACTCTGTAATCGATGCAACTATATTGCTGGATGTATCGAAGATTACCGATATGTCTCAGTCCTCAAATATCTAGAGGAACATGATGGTAGGCATCAATAAGTTCTCTGAGAAGGAGCGTCGGAAAGCCCGGCGCTCTTTTCAGTCTAATCATATAGCACGCGATCTTCATACACCCAAATACAAGCAACGGGTGATCAACAGCAACCGCAAACGTATAGACAACGAAGATGAAAGCTATTACTTCGTTGATCTATGGGATGACGAAGACGATGAACAACGGACCTAAGCTCTGGAATAAGCTGCTCGACGAAGCACCTAAGGGTTCGCTTCTGATGGGCGGTGCAGTTATCGACTGGCACCTCGGTCATGAGGCTAAAGACTATGACATCTTTCATACGTACAAGATTGGTGAGCCTAACATCCCAGGTAATTGGTCGCTGATACAGAACTATCAGGAACCCAACTGGGCGGATGCTCACGAGAATGAGTATCTTCAAGGCAACGATGAGCATAATAACAATCCCATTTCCTCTGTCTACGAATATATTGTAGATGGTATACACAAAGTTCAGTTGATTGGTGTCAACTATGATGATCCGTCTGTACACTTCAAGAACTTCGACCACAGTCTGACTCTCGGTAAGTATTCGAAGACTGGTCTGTTCATCCACAAGAAAGTATTTGACAGCATCCATAGTCATGTGGTAGAATATGTATCTAAGAACAAGACTGCTAAGGCGGTAGCCCGTTCTTTTCTTCGAGCTAGAACTAAGACGAAGAAGTACTCAGGCGGCCAAGACGGCAACTGGGCTTACAAGGGATTTGTGTCAAAACCTGAACCTGTGGAGGAACCATTCTGAAAGATTATCAACGCTTCATAGCCTATAGCCGCTACTCGCGATGGCTAGACAACGAAGGCCGACGTGAGACGTGGAACGAGATTGTTGATCGTTATTGTGATTGGATGTCTAATCATGTAAAAGAGAAACACAATTTCGATGATCCGCACACTTGGGGTTATATCCATTACGCTATTCGTAATCTAGAGATCATGCCCAGCATGCGGTGCATGATGACTGCTGGCCCGGCCCTCGATAAGACACACGTAGCCGGGTATAATTGTGCTTACCTTGTTGTCGATAGTCTTCGGGCCTTTGATGAGGCCATGTATATCCTTATGTGTGGTACTGGTGTCGGATTCAGTGTGGAGAATAAATATGTCTCTCAACTCCCAGTTGTTGGAGATGCCCTTGGACTATGCGATCAGCCGGTTGTGCGAGTCGCCGATAGTAAAGAGGGATGGGCTATCGCTCTACGCAACATTATCTCTGCTCTCTTTGCTGGTAAACAACCAACATGGGATACATCGCAGGTACGGCCTGCGGGCGCAAGACTCAAGACGTTTGGAGGAAGGGCTTCGGGACCTGGACCGCTTGAAGAACTGTTTGGATACGTATCTGAGATCCTTACCAAGGCCCGAGGACGCCAGCTAACATCCCTTGAATGCCATGATATCCTATGCAAGATTGCAGAGGTTGTAGTGGTTGGGGGTGTACGACGGTCAGCAATGATTTCGTTGTCTGACCTTAACGATGAAGGAGCACGCCATGCAAAGCATGGAAGTTGGTGGGACACAGAACCTCAACGAGGACTATCTAATAACTCTGAGGTGTATGTGGGAAGGCCCAGCGTCGGAGAATTTCTCCGAGAGTGGCAGTCACTGTACGATAGCAAGAGTGGCGAACGAGGAATATTCAATCGTGAAGCAAGCCGCGTTCAGGCGTCTCGAAATGGAAGACGTACTCTTATCGAAGACTATGGGACAAATCCCTGCAGCGAAATCATTCTTCGACCATATCAATTCTGCAATCTCACTGAAGTCGTCGTTCGACCTAGCGATACTCTTGGAACCCTGGAACGAAAAGTGCGACTGGCCACCACTCTTGGGACCTTTCAGTCCACTCTTACTGAGTTTAAGTATCTCAGGCGTATTTGGCGAACCAATACAGAAGAAGAACGTCTCCTTGGCGTGTCGCTCACCGGAATCCTCGACCATCCTACACTGGCGTCCGACCCAGCGTGGCTGGGACATCTCAAGCGAGTAGCCATTGAGTGCAATGCTGAACTGGCTGCGAAACTTGGGATTCAGCAGTCTGTCGCTATCACTTGTGTTAAACCTTCCGGCACAGTCTCCCAGTTGGTGGACAGCGCTAGCGGCATTCATCCTCGTCACAGTCCCTACTATATTCGAACTGTTCGAGGGGACGCTAAAGACCCTCTTACCACCTTCCTTAAAGATCAAGGCATTCCGTGGGAACCTGATCACACAAGCCCAAACAATACCGTTGTATTCTCCTTCCCTCAGCGATCTCCCGAAGGTGCGCTTTGTCGATCCGATCTTTCAGCAAATTCACACCTCGAAATCTGGAAGAACATCCAAGAGTACTGGTGTGAACACAAGCCGAGTATCACTGTAAATGTTCGAGAGAATGAGTGGGTCGGCGTGTCCTCGTGGGTGTGGGATAATTTCGATATTCTGTCCGGCGTGGCGTTCTTGCCGTTTAGCGAACATACTTATCAACAAGCACCATACCAGGACATCACTGAACAGGAGTACCATGAATGGATGGAGCGAATGCCACCTTCCATCGACTGGGAGAAATTGAAAGACTACGAACAGGACGACAACACAACTGGTTCACAAGAGTATGCTTGTGCTTCTGGTTTCTGTGAGATTGTCTAGAGCCAGAAAGCCCTGACCTAGCTCATAGGTTACGCGCACCCGCTAGACAAGAAGAAGGCCCGCTAGGAGTGATCCCGGCGGGCCTTACTTTTATATGTTCTGTGTTATTCGTTTATTTGTTAGGCCTTTGGCTATCACTCGCTTTCCTGGCGGCTGGATGAACCGTGGCGGGCCATTAGGCAGTGCACTGGCCTTACTACCCGGATTGTAAGATGCCTGCGTAGACCCTATCCTAGCGTCAGTAAAGTGCATGTCATTGACGATAGGTGTAGCTCGACCTTTCTTTACACGCATGGCTTATAGAACCGTTCCGCCTCGATGGCGTTGAGCAAAAGCATATGTCCACTGTCCGGAGTCGGGAGACCACCACGAGAAGCTAGGTACTCATTGAGTCCTGGTGTCTCATATGTCATCGGACCGAAGATGGGTACACCACTCTTGATCATGAAGCTTTGATGGTAGCCTAGAAGAGCCTTGGAAGTAACGCAGACGTTATCTCGGACCTCGTCTACCAGAACAGTACAAGCAGACATACAAGGACCGTCAACGATCACAGGGATGTGCTCCGCCGCGAGTAGACGCCCCTCAGCCGCATAGAGATCGATAATACCACCACCATCGTCTTCGATCACACAAGGATTACCACAGGCCACTGGGGGCCATGGCATAGAGGTTGCTTCACCAACTTGATAAGTTGCAATCGGTACAGTGATCGTCAGAACAGTTAAGATTGCAGCGATGGCGGGAAGGATTCTCATGGTTGCCTCGGTAGACTGATAGCCCAGTCGTGTACGGCCACTAGACGAGCGGTGTTAACGGCACAGATGTCAGCATCCGCACCACTGATGGTTAGTGTCTCAGGAAGCTGGGGACTTGGACTGGGTCCGTTGCTGCCTTCGGTGGCTGGTAGTTGATTATGATCGGCTTGGCTGCCACTACCGGTATCGGTGCGGTAGCGCAACAGGCTAGCCCGATACTGAGTAAGAAGGCTAGCGTAGTTAGCGTCAGCTTTTGCAGCATTGGCTTTTGACTCCGTGATGAGTGTGGTTCTGGTTGCTTCGGCTACAGCATTAGCAGTGGCTTGAGCGGCCTTGAAGTTGTTGATGTCTTGTACGTGAGCAGCCTTTTCATTCTTGAGTGCATGACTATCGTGCTGCCACATCTCATACGTAAACAGATTAGTGGCGCTCAATGCACCAATAACCCATACATACCACTTAACCTTTCCTAGAAATCCTAGGGCGACTGTCCACCACATTAGACACCTTTCATGCAAATGGCGTACTCAGCGTGACGCCTGTTATCTAGACCACGAGAATACTTACCACCTGCATAAACATACTTCAGCATATCCTTGCAGCCAGCCGCGAAGTTACCCGCGTTAAAGTCTCTAGCTACCGAGCTGTGACTGTAAGCACTCACACCTATATTATAGCTGAAACTAACAACAGAAGCAAGTATATATGTCTTGTCTTCAATCTTAGGAGTAACTCTTAGCACACCATCAACAGTAGACTTAATATCATCAGCCAGTAGAACATTACATTCATCGTCGGTGTAGACTTTGTTTACTACGATATCTCGGCCCGTGTGGCCGTTACAGACAGTCAAGACTCCAGCGATATCACGATAGACGTGATTCCTGTGTCCCTCCCACTGCGCAATTAGAGGGACTGCAAGAGCTATAGCCGCAGCAATCCCCCCGGCACCACCCGCCAGTTTAGTGTTGTTACTTATTGGCATTTACATCTCGTCTATGTTGTCTTTGTCTGCTGTCCAGTTCTGGGCCGTACTTGATGCGGTCATAGATAACAAATCCATACCATACACACGCGAGAAGACCGGCGGCAAGACCTACAAATGCTGGTAGAAAATTCAAAGAGGCTCCTATAATAGCACCAACGGCAGCAATATCTGCGGTGATCATTAAAGGTTTCATTTGTTAAACAACGCCTCCCTAGCTGCTGCTTTCATATCAGTTTGGATACTTCTCACTTCTTGTACTCTATCCGCATCAGACATGTTCTGCCACTCTGGAGTACTCATTTCCTGGCGCACAGTATCGACAGTAGCACGACCAGCAACGTGTTGATACTCCTCAAATTCGGCGGGAGTTAACCTACGCATCTCTACGTGACCATTTTCATCTTGAATGCTATTACCATCTGCATCAAGCTGAGGGATGGACTTCTGAACCGGTGTGACCAGTGCGTGATCCGGATCAGTAGTAGACAGTCGATCTAGTTCACGCTCAGCAGGGTCAGTAGTCTCAGTCGTACCATTACCAGACAGTCCAGGTATCCAGGTGTGAACACCCGTAAGGCTAGCACCTTGCTGTAGCGGTGTACCATAGACGCTATAGCGTACGGGCAATCCTTGGCGAAGACCCGGAATACGATTGGCAACTTCATTACCAACCATACCACTGATCGAGTCGGGTGAAGTAGTATCCCGCTGAACACCATCGCCAAGGCGAGCTGCCTGAGCACTCAGATTGGGTATCCAAGTACCGGTCTCGCTAGCAGCAAATCGACCAACCACATTCTGGCCTTCTTGACCATGAGCGGCTAGAGCACCCATAGCGGGCTCGATGTCAGACACCCAAGACTGATCCGCCAGCCCATGCATGATAGAACCGAATGCCATCTTAAGTCCGGTA